GAGCCTACGACTCTGGTGCCATCGGAACAGTAGATACGGCAGACCAGGAAATATTCGTTTTATTCCGCAGCTTCTCACCGCAAATGCCAGATGCAGAAACAGGTCTAACACCTAAATTTACAACGAATACAGTATTAAACGGTGTATACGGTGTGCAGAAAGTTACACACGAATTTGCTGAGGGACAGTTTACACAAACCATAAATGCAATTCGCTTCCCACATATTAATTTACGTTATTTAGATGGCGATCTCGCAGGCCTCAACCCAACTCTAATAGACACAAGCAACGAAGGCACATAATGGCAAATATTTCAAGAACACACAAGGTCAGTCCTAACTTTGAGGACATGGGGAGAACCAAATCCTACACAGGCGTGTTCATGGGCATTGTCAAAGACAATCGCGATGTGCAGAAGATGGGTAGGTTACAAGTGTGGATTCCAGAATTCAACAGTGACCCCAAAGACGAACGAGGATGGTTCACCGTTAGCTACGCATCACCTTTCGCTGGCGCAACTAGCCCAAATAACCTAGGAACAAACGTCTCAAAAAGTTCAGACACCCAAACCAGTTATGGTTGGTGGGCTGTTCCACCTGACATAGAAAATCTTGTTGTCGTAACTTTTATTAGCGGTGATCCAAGCCGAGGCATTTGGTTTGGTTGTTTATATCAGCAAAACATGAACAACATGGTGCCAGGTATTCCCGCAGGCAAAAACTTTCAGAACACGCAAGATGTTCCGCTTATGGAGTACAACAGGCGCACCAAAGAGAAACCAAAAGATGACATGCTCCGCCCTGAGCTACCATCAGCAAAGGTAGGCATTGCAGCGCAAGGCTTGATAAATGACGCAATACGCGGCACAACAACTACTAGCGCAAGACGTGAAGCACCATCCCAAACATACGGATTTTTGACACCAGGTCCAGTTGATACAAGCAAGACAACGCAAGACTCGATAGACGGCAACGGGGGCAAAAGATTGGGCGGCTCATCTTTCTACTTGGATGATGGAGCAACACAAGAGCATGTGCGCATACGTACACGCAGTGGTGCCCAATTATTGATTGACGAGACAAACGGCATTGTGTATGCGATCAACAAGGCTGGCACTGGTTGGATACAAATGGACGCTGATGGCAACGTAGATATTTTTGGTGCGAAGTCGGTCAGTGTACGCGCACAAGAGGACATAAACCTACGTGCGGATCGTAATGTAAATATTGAAGCTGGTGATTCTATCAATATGAGAGCTGCAAGCGCCATAGCTGTACAAACTAATAGTTTTGATGTAAACGCTGATGCAGGAATTGTTTTTGATGCAGCAGGTAAGATGTCACTGAAAGGATTGCAGATACACGGTCGTGCAGATGCTGACGTAAGCTTTGACGGTGCAATGGTGAACATACAGAAAGGCAAAGCACAGCCCGCAGATGCTACACCACCAAGTACAACAAGCAAAACAAACGTGTTGGTTGGGTTTGAGAGCGATGGCTTTACAAGACAAACAGCAAGCTTAGACACGGTCGTCTCACGCCTACCTACGTATGAGCCGTGTCCTGACCACGTAAACAAAGGCACTAGCTAATGGGCTTGTGTTTTGACGTAGGACCGGCACTCCCTAGTTTTAGCAGTGTAACAGCCGCAATGATGGCACTCGCGCCAAGCACACCGCTGTTTACACCCATGACCTTGTCAATATCAGCGTTTCCATTTCCTATACCGTCAATGCCGAATCCATTAATGCCCTCAATGAGCAACATACCAATGGAGCTTAATGCACTGGCAACTGAATTTTTTGCAGGTTTACAACTACAATCACTAGCAACATTGCTTGATGGTATCGACAGTATTTTAGGCATTACGATTCCGATTCCAGATATCCCGGGCATAGGTGTAAGCTTTGTGGATTTGTTGACAGCTAACGCAAATGACTTAATAGCAGCATTAAAAGCACAATACGCAATAGCTGGTGATTTTTCATTCTTAGGATTTTTACAGCCGTTTGTTTCGGATCCATTATTCCAGGGCTTAGGAATTCCTGACTACGAATTTGGCGTAGCACTGCAAAATATTATACGTGGCTATACAAGCACAATCTATATGCTAATCTTTGGAGGAGCATCAGCAATCTCAGATGCGGTTGCTGCATTGGTGGGTGGCGGTGCAGTCGGCGGCGATTATATGCTTGCGTTTACACTATTATCTCTACCAACCACAGCCGATCTTTTAGCATTGCTCCCAGCTACGCCATCCTTAGCCGATCTAAAAGCGTTAGCAATCGCAGGCATCCCTGGTTTCCCTGGTGTGAACATTTCGGATTTGCCTGACCCACTATTTGCGGGCTTTGAAATTCCAGAATTAGAATTACAGGAAGGCATTAAATCACTACAGACGAAATGCTCGCAGTATTCCACAGACATGATGATGGGATGGATTAACTCTCTCCCGTTTATGGATTCCCTACCATGGCCAAATATTTGCCTTCCTGACGTAGGCGTCATAGCAGCCTAAAAAATGGGGGCCATTGCAGCCCCCACTGTATTACCGACGGGTAATCATCTTTTCGATTTCCACTAACGCTGATTTAGCGTTTGCAGCGTGGATATTAGAAAGTACATACCTCTTAGTAGTGTAATCGTACATTCCAAAATCAATGAGCTTGCCGTTGCGGCCGTCAGTCATTGGGTAGAACCGCTTATCTTTAGTGCGAGCATTAATAGATAACGCAGTGTCAGCAAGTTCGGAGAACCGAACCACGATTTCATTCTTTTTCATATCCATTACTCAGTTATTAAACACAAGTGTAGTATAGCACACAACAAGATGTATGTCAACAACTCATTAATTAAAACGTGTTATTATTTATTAGATAAATAAGTTAAATGATAATGCGAGATGTAAAAGATGGCAGATGAAGTTTATATAGGTTTTAGCACAATAGGTCGTGACGCAGCTCCATTTAGAATGGTTGATATTGAGTTGGTCAAGCAAGATTTGCTAAATGCGCTCCAAACTATAAAAGGTGAGAGGGTGATGCGTCCAGATTATGGTACAATCATCTATGACCTTTTAATGGATCCGTTTGATGATGAGACAAAAGATTCCATTATTGAGGATGCTATAAACATCATTAGTCAAGAACCAAGAGTAAGCATCGTTAGTGTAGAAGCAAGAGAACTAGAACAAGTTATGAGACTAGATGTGATTTTGAATTTCATACCTCAGAACACATCCGAACATCTCATTATAGACTACGACCGAAAAAACATAGACGCGGTATAATAGGAAACAAATATGTCACAGAGTGTTAGACAGAATAATTTATTTGCGGCCGAAGATTGGCAAGCAATTTACAGATCATTTAAGGACGTTGACTTCCGTGCATACGATTTCGACAGCATACGCGCCTCTTTAATTGATTACATTAGAGCACACTATCCTGAAGATTTCAATGACTACATTGAGAGTTCAGAATTTGTAGCGATGATTGAATTGCTTGCATACGTTGGTACAAGCTTAAACTTTAGGGTGGACTTAAACTCCCGCGAAAACTTCCTCGATACTGCGGAACGACGCGAGAGCATTATACGTTTAGCACGTATGTTGAGCTACAACCCTAAGCGTAATATTGCAACCTCAGGCCTGTTCAAGCTCACTGGTGTACAAACGAACCAGTCTATAACTGACAGCCTAGGTCGCGATCTCAATAATACTACTGTATTTTGGAATGATCCTAACAATCCAGATGGCTTTGAGCAGTTCACAACAATACTAAATGCTGCGTTCAAGTCTAGCAACCCATTCGGTCGCCCATCAAAGTCAGGCACACTTGGCGGCATACCGTCCGACCTATATGACATGAACAGCGTACCAAACGTTGAGGTGTCATACAACCTAAATATTTCAGTGCGTGGTAAGCAATACCCATTCGACATTGTGAATCCTGATTTTACTGACGGCGAATATTTTTACGAGCGTCACCCTAACCCAGCAAATTCCTTCAACTTGATTTATAGGAACGACGGCGAGGGTATGGGATCAGCAAACACTGGCTTCTTCCTCATGTTCAAACAAGGACAGCTACAACGTCAAGACAACAGATACGATTTCCCAATCCGCAATAGGACAACAGACATTAGCTTTTCAAACGTAAACGAAACTGATGTCTACATGCAGGAGATTGATCAGGGCGGTAACGTAATTGAGGAGTGGACTAAAGTACCTAGCTTGGTTGGCACAAACGTTATTTTTAACAGCATTAGCAATAGCGTTCGTTCTATCTTTAGCGTTATCCCAAGATTGAACGATCAGATCACGCTGAAATTTGCTGACGGCAATTTCGGTGACGTACCAGTCGGAACATACCGCACATGGGCACGTACATCCGCAAACAAGAACGTAACACTACGCCCTGAGGACGTAAGAAATTACGAGATACGCATCCCATACTATGGTGCTGATGGTCAAGAATACTCGTTGCGTTTGATCTTTAGTTTGGAAGCAACCGTAGCTAACGGCGCGGCCGCTGAGACAAACGAGCAGATCAAAGAACGTGCACCACAGGTTTTCTACACGCAAAACAGAATGGTCAACGGCGAAGACTATAACATCTTCCCGCTAACGCGCGGTCAAGAGATACGTAAGATAAAGGCATTGAACCGCACACATGCAGGCCACAGCCGTTACATTGATATTAATGATCCAACAGGCACAGCACAAAACTTGCTAGTGTTTGGCGATGATGGCGCACTATACGAAGATAACGAACCCGCACGTTTGGAAGTTGGTGCTACACAAAATGCAAGCACAATAACCAGCGCAGACCTTAATAATTTCTTAGAGGTACAAGAGCTTCGCAATTTCTTTTACGGTACATATCGAACCGCGTATTTAGTTGCAAACCCAAATGCGTTTAACGTATCTAACAATATTCCAAGTTTTGGAGCAGCATCATTATATTGGGAACCACAGCCAAAGAAATCGCAAAACGATACAGGCTTCTTTAAAACATCCACAGGTGCTACAACGACACCGGTACCAATAAGTAACCCTGTAAGCGGCTTGTCCCCTATTACTTTCTTGAAAACTGGGTGTGCCGTTAGATTTGTTGATAGCCTATCAACACCCACAGTAGAAGATTGGGTCACAGTGCAGTCTATAATTAATGATGGAGTTCCGGTTAGCGAAACTAGCCTAACAGAAACTGGGCCCATCGAGTTCAACAAAGAAATAATTAAAGATCGAATTGCATTAGACTTAGTACCAAATTTTAGAACAACCTTTAATGCTACGGAAGCAGCCGCAGTAAGCACTGCAATAAGTGCCAGAGCAGATTTTGGTATAGGTTATAATATTGAAAGTAATGATAGGGAAGGTGCGTGGTACGTAATAGTACCTCCCAGCGCACCGGATGGTACTGAGACGTTCGATATCTCAGGATGGGGGACTAGTAGCTGGTTGGTATTCTGTAGTTACGATGCTGTAGATATGGTTTGGAATTTTACAACACGTGGCTCAAGATATATTTTTGAAAGCTTTGAGGACGTGCGGTTCTATTTCGACCCAGCGAACTTAGCAATCAACGTTGAGACGGGTCTATCCTTAAAGGATCAAATTGAAATCCTAAAAACAAACACGCTAACAATTCGCGGAACTGATTCTTATATTACAGGTTTACAAACAGTGAGTAGCGGTACTGCTGGATACAAGGTTGGTGAAACACTAACGATTGACGGTGGCACATTTACAACTGCGGGGACAATAGATGTTACATCTGTGTCTACAATAGCAGCACAAGATGAAACTGCTTTTGGCGTCGCCTGGGCGCCGGGCATTGGTTATGCAGTGAGTGATACTATTACATTGTATGATGGTACTGTGGTACAAGTCGATAATGTTGATACAACATATCTAACTACAATTGCTGGACAAACGGAAGCTGACTTTGATTTTCCAACAACAGCAGCTAACGGCACCATTAACGACCCGGGAACCTTGCATAACATTGGTGATAGATTAACAATGTCAGACGGTACTGTTATATTGGTAACATCGGTCGCCGGTAGTGTGATAGATGGATTTACAATCCTTAGTCGCAGCACATCTACAATCTCAACTGCATCAATACTAACTCTGGCAAGTAGCACAGGCGACGGCAGTGTCTTTACAATAACGACGAATACAAACAACGAACAATCCAGTGACGGTGTATTAGAATTTACAGTCCTGTCTGCGTCAACAACAGGTATTTCCATTGATAACGCAACGCTAACACAAACAAGCACAAGCGGAGTAGGTGTTGGTTTTGCCCTTAATACTATAGTTGATGCAAATCAGACCATATTTGCAACATCCATAAGTGACCCAGGAAATTATAGTGTTACTCCAAATAATCCTGTAACTGCATCCGTTGGATCAGCTTCGGGTACTGGTGCAACATTCACACTAACGTTTTCGACATACGGTGATCCTCTAGGAGAACCAGTGCCATTACAATTGGATGCGCTGGTTATGTACGAAGATGGATATTATGACCCACGTAAAATTGAGGTATCACCACCAGATGCCGACGATGATGGTGTTCCAGATGATCCGCTAGCCATTGTAGATTTGCTTTACAATGGTGGAACAGAGTATACAGTTTTCTCAGAACGGTTTACCGATTTTGACGGTTACGAATACTTCCAACTGTGGTCAGCTGGACAACTTGATGTAGGTGGAGCGTTTGCATTGACAGAATTATCCCCAGGTAGTGGGGACTGGTTAATCAACAGCGGCACCTCAGCGAGTTTAGTTGATCTATTGTGGACTACATTAAATCCTGCAGATATTGGATCTACAATACTAGCAGTTCCTGCAGGTACACAATTAGCATCAGCGGTCGCGCAGTTTAACGGCATGGTAATTTATTCTAATTTTGGTGGCACCTATGCATTTTATAAGATAACGCAAACAGGGACCTATACATTGACCGTAGATGCAACCACAGACTATACTGCAAGACCAGGTCGTAGCTTTGAGCTGGACACGAATGCGGCAACGAATCCATTTTACTTTAAGTGGAAGCACTATGCACCACGTGCAAATAGAATTGATCCAAGCGTAAGCAACATTATTGATATGGTTCTATTAACGAACACATATTACACGGATGTGCTAACATGGAAGGCTCGCAATGACATTACAGAATCAATTCCTGTCCCTCCAACAACAGAGGATTTGCGCATACAATTTAGTGACTTGGAAGAATTCAAGATGCTTTCAGATCAAATAATTTACAAACCTGCACAATTCAAATTATTGTTTGGTGCAAGTGCAGCATCTGAATTGCAGGCAACATTCAAAGTGGTGAAGGTTGCTAATGCTACGCTAACTGATAATGAAATTAAGTCGAAGGTAATACAAGCAATTGACACATATTTTAGTATCAATAACTGGGACTTTGGTGAAAGCTTTTACTACACAGAGCTTTCAGCATATATACACCAGCAACTAGCAAACACAATTGCGTCTATCGTAATTGTTCCGCAAAAAGCCGAATCAGTGTTTGGTAATTTGTTCCAAGTAAAAGCAGAATCAAATGAGCTATTTTTAAGTACGGCGTCGGTATCGGATGTTGTGATCGTGCGTAATTTGACTGATACGAATTTAAGAATTAGCAGTAATAGCACTAACTAAGAAGGATAAGAATTAATGTTAAGACGAATGGTTAGAAAGCTTCCGGTTGTATTCCAAACAGATACACAGAAAGAATTTTTCGCAGCAACATTTGATCAACTATTTAGCCCAGCAAACGTAGAACAGGCACAAGGTTACATTGGTCGTAAGAGCAGCACTGTAAACCGTGCGCCCGCAGACAACTACATTGGTGAGCCTACTAAAGGCCGTTCAGCATACCAGCTTGAACCAATGGCGTATGCTGTAGATAGCACAACCCTAAATGATCGCAACGAACAATTTTACGAAGACCTCGTCAATTATATCCAGTTCCGTGGGGGCGACGTTAGCAACCACGATAGGTTATTTGCTGATCGCTTTTATAGCTTTGCCCCACCAATCGACATTGACAAGTTTACCAACTATCAAAATTATGTATGGTTAGCATCATCTACGGATCAATCGACTATCGTAGGACAGACAGAAGCTAACTTTGACAACATAGGATTAAACGGTACTTGGAACAGTGGTACCGGATATGTAGATAATGAAATTATTATTTTAGAAGACGGCACAAGAATTATAGTTGACACCCAAGTCGGTGGTCTTGTGACCGAATTTACTATTATTGTAGACAGCACGTCTGGATTTGCAAGTGGTACCCCACAGGCACAAGCTAGTACATCGGGTATAGGTGAATCGTTTGAATTGACTACTGGTGCACTAAACGAAACAGCATTTGAATCAGGAATGCCAGTAGTATATGTTGAAGCAGCTACGTACACAGGTGCACAATTTGATACTTTAATTGAGACATTAGTCATTGGTCAAGAGAGCTTTAATACCAGCCAAGATCCTAATTTATTACCGAGCGGCTTTGAATTTACAAGCGGCATGCGTGTACAGTTTGTAGGATCAGCAAGCTACGATAACGTATATGCTGTGGAACGTGTCGGCCGTGGTATTAGACTATTAGAACCGTATCCAATTTCGTGGTCAAGTGGCACAGACATAGCTACCAGAGATTATCTCACTATCGAACGAGGGAGTTTAGAAGGAAGCGCATGGACAAGAACTAATCGTTGGTATAATATTGCAGTTGTAGAAAGTGTTCAAGCACTAGGACAGGTAATAGATGCTCTGATGATTAATCCAGGATCAGGATATTCGGTTAACGACGAGCTACCAGTAATAGGGGACGGCATAAATGCGTATGTAAAAGTATTAGGCGTGGATTTCTTAGGTGCTATAACAGATTATGAAGTTTCTCACCACGGACAAGATTATACATATGGTGCGATTGATGAAACCGGCTTCTCGGTAACTGGAGGATATTCCGCGTGGGATACATTCCCTGCAGCCTTTGGATCATATTGGGACTCCGCAGGAGAGTTACGAACGATTACAATTACAAACGGCGGCACAGGTTATAGTGTAAGCGATACAGTAGTTATTGCTACTGGTATTCCTAATCCAGTAATTGTTAGTGGTGGTAGTGGATACCTAGTTGGCGATGTGTTAAACATTGCTGGAGACGGAGCAGGGGCTGATGTTGAAGTGCTTAGTGTTAGTGGAACAGGTGCAATATTATCGCTAAGAGTTAATAATCGAGGCAGTAATTATACATATTCGTCAGTGTCCTCTATAACTACTTCCGGTGGCTCGTCGGCGAATATTATACTAAAACACCCAACTGCGGAAGTATCGGTTGTTGGTACTGGTGGTGTAATCACAGAGATTAGTATAACCGACCGCGGATTATATGCAGGAGAAGTAGGCCCGATCAGTTTAGATCTTTCAGGATCTGGTAATGGTGATGCAACAGCAACAGGGACTTTTGATCCTATAGTTGCGTGGGATCAACCGCTATCTTCGGTTACAGGAACTGATGCGATATTCGCTATTAGACTGGCTACACCAATCAACACTTCAAAGAAAGGCCAGCGGCCAATTATTGAATTCAAACAAGACTTGCAACTCTATAACTACGGAACGGATTACTTAGGTGAGGTCGATTTAATTGCTGTTACAGGTACCCTTTCAGATATAGTGGGTCAAGTATCTTATGACATAGATGGAGTTCCATTAACTGACGGCATGCTAGTGATCTTTTTAGATCCTAATTCAGCACCTGTTTTCCAGCTATGGGATGATTCATCAGCATTGGGTGGCGTGGCTTGGGACGGATGGGATACCAGCGCATGGGATGTATCTGGAACATCTGGTTTAATCTCTCGCTATGTGTGGCAAGTAGACATGTCAGGACCAACTATCAATTTTAACAAGTATGATTTAAGGACAGGTCTTACTGGGGCTAGTGCTAACCCAACACAGCTTGGTGATGTCGTATTGATTGAACAAGGTTCAGTTTATGCTGGAACAAGTTTTTATCAATCCTTAATTCCAAGCGGAATCGCTTATACATGGTTGCAATGTCAAGAAAAGACCGGAATAAACGTAGCACCTCTATTTCAATTATACGATTACAATGGTATTGAACTAGGTGATCCTTTAGAATACGCAAGCAGTAATTTTAGCGGAAATGAGATATTTTCGTATAGAATATTAACACAAGATGATTTAGTTGACACAGGTGGAATACTAACCGATGATTCGGTATTAGGCTTCCCGGTAACCGTTACTGGTCTACAACAAATTAGCGACATTGTTTTTGAGAATGACTTAGAGACAAATAGATACACAAATGGTTCACTTGGTGAAATTCCAGGTTACTACTTCTTCAAACGAAATTTAGTTAATGAATCAACCGCACTGATTACTGACTCCGTGTTTGAGACAAATTGGTTAGCATCCAGTGATGTGGAGAAACAACGTGTTATTGATCGTTTCTTGACTTCAACTGACACCGAAGATACATTTATATTGAGTGCAACTCCGTATAACGAGGACTTGTACGCGGTAGTAGCAGGGCGCCGTTTGAACACGAATCAAATTGCTTATAACAGCATTGATAATACAGTAACCATATTAGCTACACCTACTAAAACCGTAGTTGAGATTGGCAACGGCACTAAGATAACATTTAATTTTAGTGAGATAAGCATAACTGATAGCAGTGATTTACAAGTGTTTGTGGATGATATATTCCAAATCGTTAACGTAGACTACACAATAAATTTCCTTTCACCAGAACCAAGCATCACGTTTGCTACAGCTCCAGTAAACGGTGCAATCGTAGAAGGTCGCGATCAAACCTCAGGTGCCCCCGGCATTAACACCATAGTGGAAATATTTGTATACACGCATGAGGCGATAGTCGCCGCTGACCGTGGATATTTTGAAATTCCAAACGAGCTAGAGAACAACCCAAATAACTTAGAGATAACAGAGCAAAGCTGGAATGATTTTACAAGTCATTTTGTAAGCATAATTGAAAACCAAGTACCGTTTGAAGGTGCATCGTTTGGTTCCATAAACAATTATAGAGACACGGCAAAAGACGGTTCGCTAGGCTCATATATTTTGCAGAATCAGTCGCCATTGCTAAAGGCTATGCTTGTAACATCAAGCAATGAATTGGATGTGATCGAGGCATTACGTTTCTCTAGTAAGGAATATACACGCTACAAGAACAAGTTTGTTAAGATTGCAGCACAACTAATCAACGAAGGATTCACACCGTTTAACGCTGGCGACACAATCCCAGTGAATCAGTGGATGGATGAAATAATCCGTCGTATTACAGTGTCTAGGGAATACACAAATGCCTTCAAAGATACCTACATGCTGTCGTGGAGTAACACATACGAAGAGACAACGTTCACTGGATTAGCACAAGCCAGTTTTACACTAACCGATTTCATAGACCTCGAAGATCCACGCAACGCTATGTATGTGTATCTAAATGATACCTTACAGCTAGTAGACCGCGATTATACAATATCGAATCTCAACCCAATACAAATCACATTCCCGGCGAACCTAATTGTGTCTGACGAGGTTGTTGTTCGTTTGTTTGCAGATACTACACCAGCGCACATTCCAGCAACACCAAGTAAGCTCGGCATATATCCAGTGTACAAGCCTGAGATTGTAACTGACTCCAGTTACATGACTCCAACGGATGTAATTATTGGTCATGATGGTTCACGTGTGCCAGTGTATGGCGATTACCGCGATGAGCTACTTATTGAATTTGAGACACGCATCTACAACGGCATTATTGAAAAGTTCCGCACACTAGATATACTTCCGCTAGCCCTCACAGATGTGAAGCCTGGTAAGTTCCGCGAGACACGCTGGACAACAGATGAATATCACAGCCTAATTAAATCACCGTTCTACAAGTGGACATCGACCAACAAGGCTGACTACCGTACTAACAGTTACTACAGTTCCGTAGACACATGGACATGGAACTACAATGACGTAACTGATGTGGATGGTGAGGCACTTGCTGGTTACTGGCGCGGCATTTTTGATTACTATTACGATACGCAAACACCAGAATCGACACCTTGGGAAATGTTAGGCTTCCGCGAGGAACCAACGTGGTGGACAGCAACGCCAAACACAGGTGATGGATTCATTGGCTACGGCGCAGGACCTTGGCCAGCATCTCACGCTATGTGGACAGATCTCGAAGCAGGTCTCATCCGCAGAGGCGATAGGGCAGGGACAGATACACGATACGCACGACCAGGATTGGTCGCCGGCTATGTGCCTGTTGACAGCCTAGGTGCGCTCAAGGCAACACCGCTGTTAGCTATTGACGTATCAGCATCGTTGACCGCACCGTCAAGTGCAGAAGCACAAAGCGACTGGATATTTGGTGACATGGGTCCTGTGGAATTTGCATGGCGTACGAGTGAGAGCTATCCGTTTGCCGTTGCTGAGGCGTTGTTCCTATCCCGCCCAGGCGAATTTGGAGAAAAATATTGGGATCCTGAGCATGTGGTAACCTGCCCAGTGAAGGTCGAGCAAATCGTTACAGACGTAGATGGGCTATACCAGAGAACTGGTAACAGCGGTCTATACGTGCATGGTGAGACACTAAGCGGTGTTGCACAGGTGCGCACTGGCTATCAGGTTTGGATCAGTGGACGCTTACGCACACTGAATAAGGATTTGACAAGCGAGTTTGGCGAGCTGGTACGATCACTGGATGTGAAACTAGGTCATAAGATGGCTGCATTTACAGACGCAGACACAATGCGCGTATTTGTTGAAGGTGTCAGCGTGTCCTCATCCTCGTCCAATCTTCTAATCCCAACGGAAAATATCGAAGTATCGTTGCACACAGGTGCACCAGTGCGCGAATATTTTTACGGAGGCGTACTAGTAAAAGCTATTGCTGATGGCACGTTCAAGGTCTATGGCTATGATGTACTAAGCGGTGAGTTTACTTACGAACCGCGTACAGCGTCTAACACCGACACCAACATAAACATTGGTGGTAAGCCAGCGGCATTTACAAACTACACAACTGGTCAGACGTATGCTATAGGATCAATTGTGCGCTTGAATGGCGTATATTACCGTGCTATAGTAGCACATACAGCAAGTAGCTGGATCCCAGCAAACTGGCAGAAGTTGACAACACTTCCGATAACAGGTGGCTTGAATGTAACGCATAAGAAGCAAGGTACTGGTTCGTTAGCAACAATAGAATACGGTCACACGTTTACAACAGTGCAGGCACTGTTTGATTTTATTATTGGCTACAGCGACTTCCTCGAAAGTGAGGGCTGGGTCTTTGAGAACATAAATGCTGAAACTGGCAAGCTAGAAAACTGGTTGGCCTCGGCTAAAGAATTCTTGTTTTGGGTTGCAACAAACTGGGAAGCAGGCAGCATCATCATGCTAAGTCCTGCGGCACAAGGCGTTGTCCTCGAAGCACAGGAAGGCTATCCAACGAACGTAGAAAAAATTGTAAACGGCGTGTACAGCATCCTAGACAAAAATGGCGTTGCCATTGACCCTGGCAACACAACCATCAAGCGCGATGACAGAAAGATAACCATACTACCTCAACTGGAACAGCAAGGTATCTACTCCGCGCGCATTTACACAACCGAAACTGAAAATATTGTTGCGTTCGATAACGTGACTGAATTCAACGACACGATTTACGATCCTCGATTAGGTTCGAGACTGGCACGCCTATTCTTTAACGGTCGCAAGACGTTAGACTGGATCGGCAAGCTTGAAGCACCTGGCTACCTAGTTACAGACACTGGGCTAGTGCCAAACTTTGAGAACATGGTCAACAGCATCCGTGACTACCATGACACAGAATCGTTCCTAGACAACCCGCAAATTGAAGACACAGCACGACACCTCATTGGTTTTGAGGAGCGCGGATACTTTAACGACTTAGGTCTACATGACGACGCACAGTTCCAGTTTTACAAGGGCATGACACGCCAGAAAGGTACGCTACAGGCCATTAAAAAGCTAGAGCGCAATGAGATTGTTACAGACGTAGGTCAAGAACTATTAGTGTATGGCGAGTGGGCATTAAAATTGGGCGAGTTTGGTCCAGTGTGCAATAGCAACATAACTGAATTCCTAATCCATGCTAACGAGGTCAAGGGCGACCCACAACTGGTGGTATTGTCTTACCCAGGTCAAGCACAAGACCCAACTGCTACAGCAAGTGTAAGCGCGGTAAACATAGTAAGCTCCAGCAACGTATGGACAACAGCCCCAGCAGTTACGTTTACTGGTGGCGGTGGTTCAAGCGCAACAGCGACAGCTATACTCGATTCTGACGGTTACCTATCACGCATTGACATGCTAAACAACGGTAGTGGTTACACAAGCACACCGCAGGTATTAATAAACGGTGCTGTAACGGCGACAAGTGATCGTGCAGTGGCTACAATGGTATACGACATTGACACTGACATAGCAAACGATGATGTAATTGTGATAGACGCAGATGACAATGCGCGTTGGTTGATTAAACCCAGCAACGTAGCATGTAAAGTTGGCACTGAATTGTGGCCTACAATTGCACTAGCAGACGTCTCGACACAAATTCCTAACGCAGGATTTGTGCATACAGATGACATTGACTATATGGTATTTGACGTAGACGCAATTGACGGTTTAGCAGCGGCACCAATACCACCAAGCACAAACGGTGAAACAATTTGGGTCGCAAAATCAGAAAATGAGGATTGGGCAGTATACGCATTATACAGCTACGCTGGCACAATAACGCAGCTAGGCATAAACGACGTAGGCTATGTTGCAGCAGCGGGCAAGGTCACGATGTCTGTGGCCCCGTATGAGGATGTTGGAAACCTAACCTTCCTAGGAAATAGCGCAACAGGCGTAGGCAAGATTTACGTTGGCAACACACTGTACGACTATGCAGTTGACGTTGCACACCCCAACTACATTATTAGCAAGGATGGCGTTCCAGTAGCGGACGACACATTCCCAACCGTAGAAACAGTGCCTACGTCCATTGCGTACATGAGCCTGTTAGACGTACGGTTCGCTGATGAGACAGCAAGGGACGCACAGGCAGCGCACATAACGGCTAGCAGTGTAGCCACTGTGTGGATAGACGACAACGGCCTAAGCTTTGCTGAGGTTCAGTCTACTCCAGCGTTTACAGTAACGCGCACACAGAGCAATCTTGTTGACACGGAAAAATTCCGCAGCGGCTTTGTTTATGAGTACGATACTAAAGACACGCTTGCGCAATTGCCTTTGTATGACCCGTTCAAAGGAACCATTCCTGGTCCTGCGGATCTAAATATCGCCTACAAGACAAGGCGCGATCCAGCACGATACACAAATGCTAGTGACGCACGTTTGATAAACACTGGTACAACATTTGGCGGCAATCAAGTTGGCCTAGCATGGTGGGATTTATCCACATGCGCATATTTGTATTACGAGCAGGGCGACGATGAGTACCGCAGAGACAACTGGGGTGCGCTGTTCACTGGTTCTTCGATTGACATTTATGAGTGGACACGAAGCACAGTGGTTCCAGCGAGCTATACTGGTGACGGCACAGTGCGTAATACGACCGACTACGTGGAAAAGGAAGAGTGGGACGACCTGTTAGAGACAGTGCGCACCTTCTACTATTTCTGGGTAAAGGGTATTACGACCGTTCCTAACCGCAAAGACAGGACACTAGCCTCCAGTGAGGTAGCAAGATTGATAGCTAACCCTCACGCACAAAACTACGCATGGTTCAGCCCAGTCAGTCAAACAGGATTTATGTTTGCTGGTGTTGAGGGCGTGTTTACTGACAGTGACAACGTATTCCAGATCAACTTTAGCAAGCTAGAGATGGAAGACAAGCGTCACGTACAGTGGGAACTAGCGCGTGAAGGTGACAGCAATTATACGGTGAACACGCACATCTGGGATAAGATGGTCGATTCGCTTGTAGGATTTACAGACCTAGTACCTATAAACAATTCCACAGCGGGTAACGACGAATATCCGTTGTATAACTTCAACAATGCGCTACCATCAGCAGCCGATTCTTCAATGGGCTACCTGATTGTACCAGACCCAACACTAAGCGACAGCAACAAGTACGGCATCAAACGGCGCCCACTACAGTCTATGTTTATGGACATACAGACTGCAAGAAAAATATTTGTGCAAAAAGTGAACGAGCTAGTATCTCCAATTTTGCTACGTGATGAAAACTCCGCATGGAACGCAAGCATGACCACTAACACGTTGTGGGAGTGGGTAAACTGGTATGAGGATGGATACGACAGCACCAACACAATTCCTACAAGGCAAGTAACAGCGGTCTCCGCATTAGATGGGCTTGCAAACCCGTACCATGGTGAAATTGTCAAGGTCACTGGTGCACGGTATAGTCTATATGCTTATGATGGACCAACAGATACGTATACGTTGGTTGGTCGTGAAGCAACGAGGTTAGAATTGTTAGATATAATTTGGGAAAACAACCCAAATCTTCCTGAAGCTTTAGAGTTGCGTGAGTTGATCACGGCATTACAAACTGAAGTGTTTGTAGGTGAACGCGAAGTTGACAACAACCTTACATTCTTTGCACTACTAAATTATATATTCAAAGAACAAGAGGATCTGGACTGGGTATTCAAGACTACATATTTATATTTGAAACAAACAGGACAAGGTCTGTCTCAAAATAGCGTTTATCAAAATGATCCGTTTGACAGCGCCGTAGATTATATTACGGAGGCGAAGCCATACCACTCCAAGCTACGCGACTACACCATTGTACGTGCAGCAGACACAGATGTGCTGCCAGGTTCAGCCGAGGAAATCCTACGTAATATGAGTATGACATTGTATTACGATAGAGTGCGCGGCGGCGATTTTAGTATTGCTGAGGCACGTATTGTAAAAGCGTTAGGTATGGGATCTGCAACGTATGATGGTTACAGTACATTAGACGCTGGTGCGACACTGGTGCGCTTAGGTGCTGCTGGACGTTACGCTGCACAACAAAGAGATTTGTTGGCAGACATTACTGACCTTGCAACAGGTTTAGACCCTGACCTACTAAGTAGTTATTCTGTAACTGCTGTGGGCATGGCGCCTACGCAGACTGAGATCGAAGCAGTAGCAGCATTGAATGAGAGAATCATCCAAGAATTTGCAGCAGACTTTACTGGTATTACACTACAAAACACGCTATTTGGTAGCTTCCCATCGTTGATTAGCGCAGACATTTCTGCGGCTGGTACGGGTTATGTTGTTGGTGATACATTATATCTAGACGCTGGTAGTGGTATTCCAAAGGCACCCGCTGCGTTCCGTGTTCTAT